AGAGATTCGTAATATACTTTTTGATCATCGGTGGAGAAACCTTGTTGAATATCTTGTATTACTTTTAATAAATGATCATTTTCATTTTTTATTTTATCATATAATTCCATTTTTTCTCTCATTAATTCGATTTTCGTCTTTCCTAATTCTGAAGTTAAATAATGATTTTTTGTATCGGATTCGTCAAGTTCCTTTTTTGTTTTGAATAAATTCGAACTTAAATCGTAAATTTCACTTAATGCTGCTACATTTTTAGCATTTAATACACTATAATTTCCTAATAGACTACTATAATTTTGTGTAGTAGTGTTTAATTGTCGAGATGTAGTGTCTAAACTATTTCTTACATTATGTAATTCGCTATTTGTAGTTGTATATAAATGAATATATCGATTTAAATCTTGCTGCTGTTGTTGTTGCTGTTGTTGTTGCTGTTGTTGATGCTGTTGTTGTTGCTGCTGCTGATTTCGTTGTTGCTGAGCTCTTCTAATTAAATCTCGAAAATTAAACATTTTTTCTTTTTATATTATAGAGAGTTTTTTATTTTTTTATTCATATTTTTTGATATTTTATAAATTCATTTGGTGAATTTGGCAAAATATTTCCTTGATACATTTCACCATTCGTATATGCATTCTCTAGATTTACAAATGTGGATATTGTATTTCCAATAGATGTATTTATTGCAGGTATCGAAGCAATACAAACTGAATTTCCAGAATCCCATATTGTATTTCCACTACAACACTGAGGACCTATACAACCACCAATATTGATGGTTCCCAATAAATTACCAGTTGCTGCGTTTTGTGATTGAGCTGCGGCCGTTTGCCCAGAAGTTGAAATACTCGGTGGTTGTAAATTTAATTCGTCATAATATAATCGGTCACGCGCATTAATTAGACTGTATTTATAATAAGAACTAAATATACCAATGACCGTAACAAGGATAATCAATATATAAATAATAAACGATGGTATAATCGTGATATTTTTATGTAAAATGATTATTCCGACGATTGTCACTAAAGTAATGATTATAATCAATAATACTTTTGTATAATCCGCGTATCTTTCACGAAAACTATTGTTTAAATTGATCATTCTTTGTTGTGAAAAAATAGCATCATCTGTTTGTTTTTTTTCATAAGAAAGTCTTTCTTTTTCCGAATAAAGGATATGATTCATTTCTGTTTGATTTTTGATAACATTCGAAGCTGTTAAATTCCCTTGTATATTTGAAATCATACGATCTAATTCGTGTTGACCACTTATATCTGATAAATATGGATTATGATTATACTTTCCAGAATAATCGAAATAAGAATTTGGATATGTTGGTGATGTCATTCTATAATATATATTCTATATATATTATATGGATTTTTTTTGATTTTGTTGATTCTTCATTTATCACGAAGTAAGACAAAAAGACCAACACTTAAAACAGCGATAGTAATTCCTGCTAAAATATTCAATTGATTTTGTTGGATAGCTAAATTTTTTGTATCGGATAAAAGTGCGTCATTTAATGTCGGTTTTTTATTGATAAACGGATTTCTTTGATAGGTTTCAAATGGTTCATATTCATATTTTGAAAATGGTGTAATATTTGGCATCTTTTATATATCTTTGGATATTTTTTTACATTTTTGCATTTCTATAATTTGGAAAAGGCGAAATAAATCCCACAAGTGAATACGGTTGTCCATAATAAATAAATATAGATTGTGTTATCCAAATACATTTGATTATCCCTATTCATTTCCGTATATTGTTTTATTTGTTTATCTAAATCCATTCTTTTTTCTCGAATTTCTTTTTCATAAAAATATTGGAAGGAAGGTTCTCCGATAGATTTTCGTAATAATGTAAAATCGCCATTGGATGCATCAGTTAATTTATTATATGCATTTTTTACGGTATTTAATGACATATCGTATGCCGAACATTTTAAAGTCTTATTATTTGGATTGATGACAGAATCATTACATCGAACATATTTTGCATATTTTTTATTGAAATCGTCTAAATCATTCAGTAGTTTGATATCGATATTAGTCAATCCTTCTATCGTTGGTAATTGATTCATTTTTTTCCTATATTATATTTATATAATGTTTTTATTCTAATAGTTTCGATAAATAAAACATGCTAATAAAACGATACCTATACCTAAATTGATTGTATTTCTTATTTCTTCGTTGTATTTTCGTTTTGTATCTAAATATTTTTGATCGGAACCACTATTTACATTTGTTAAACCGTATAAAGTAGTTGCATTCTTACGATTTTTACATAGTTCTTTATAGACACATTGATTTGTATTGGATCCAATATTGGTAGGATTACAGGATATATCCCATTGACTATTTGTAATATCCATATTTGAACATTCTATTTCAGTTGGCATGGTGTTGGATTCTTCTGCTTTTACATAAAAAAAATCGTTTTGACTGTATGGAACAGTAACTTGTAATGACATTTGTTATTTTGTTGTTTTGTTTGTTTATATAGAAGAAGATTTTTTTCTTGATTTGTCGAAATTTTTTAGAAGAAGATTTTTTTCTTGATTTGTCGAAATTTTTTAGAAGAAGATTTTTTTCTTGATTTGTCGAAATTTTATACACATATACGATAATAGTTATATTTTAAAGCGGTTGCACTATCCCTTTCAAATTTACAAACTTGACCTGGTCTTAAACAAATCGCTAATGCTTGCGGATCAAAACGAGATATTTCCGGTAATTGTTTCAATTCTTTTATATTGTATTTTTTCTTCAATTCTTCCACTTCTTCTTTTTCTAATATAGAACAGGATGGAACTAATTTATGTTTTAATATATTAAATTGTAATCGTTTTATGTTATGAATAACAACAAATATACCATCATGATCATATAAATACCTCATTCTTGCAGTAATTGTTTCATTTGGTTCATCTTCTGTAATAATAATCAATGTATCTGATTTATTTAAAATATTTTCAATAACATATAAATCTTCAATAATATTTTCTAAAGTTTCTTTTTTTATTTGTTTGGATGTTAAATAATAATTGATATATACTTTTTTTTCATTTGATTTATGTTTTAATAACATATCCAATTGATTGTTTTTATTCATTGCATCAATTTCATTAATTGAAAAATTTTTATAATCTTCTATTTCATAGTTTTGATCTTCTAATATTTCTAATATATTTATTCTTGATTTGTATATATTTAAAATACGATTACTTGTAGTTGACATTTTTATATAATATATAATATTTTTATATAATATATATTTGTATTCTTTTCTGAATCAATTTTTCTAGATCTTTTTAATCAATAATTTTCCACTTTCAAAAATGTTTCCACCATTCAATGGTTTTTCTGATTCTTCTTCTTGTTTTTTTACAACAATTTGTTTGTCTTCTTTTTGTAATGTTTGAATCGCGGATGGAACCGTTGGATTTATTCCTTCTGTTTGTTCTGCATTCCCACTTGAAAAATCATTTCCACCATTCATTATTTTAAATACTGGATTAAAATTGATGGCTGGTGTTACTGTTGCTGCTGTTGCTGCTGTTGCTGCTGTTGCTGCTGTTGCTGCTGTGATTCCATCTACTGTCGTGATTCTATCTACCGTTGTTGCTGCTGCTCCTGCTTGGATTCCATCTACTACTCGTATAGGAGTTGCTTCTATTCTTCCAAATCCATGTTGTTGAGGTTGTGAAGGTATATCATATATTTCTTCTGGCGTTACCACTTTTATATTTTCTTCGGATGATAATCCTTGCATATTTTTCGTTTCAATAGTAATAAATTTATCCCCAATATTTCGTATTTCCCATAAACGATTTGGGATATTATCTCCACGCAAATAAACATTTTTTATATCTTTGAAATTATTGACACCACCATATACATATTCACCTTTTTCATTTGGCACTGCATGGAATTCTGGTGATGGTTTTGCGTTGGTTGGCTCGTAGGTTGGTTCATAGCTTGGCGAGGATGGATTAGAGCTTGGTTCATAGCTTGGTGCGTAACTTGGTGAAGATGGATTAGAGCTTGGTTCATAGCTTGGTGCGTAACTTGGTGAAGATGGATTAGAGTTTGGTTCATAGCTTGGTGCGTAACTTGGTGAAGATGGCTGAGAGCTTGGTTCATAGCTTGGCGAGGTTGGTAAATACGATTCTTCGTAATATGTTTTCATTGTAGGTATGTGTTTATTCGAATCGTCACGGTTTCGAATGATTTCTGAATCTTCATGCATTTTATTTACAATGATCATATTTCTTTCGATAACATCATCAGGTTTTGCATTCGATTGAAATAATAAATAATCAATGTTCTTGGAATAAGTCATATTCTCCAATTGTTCAATATTATCCTCTGTGATTAAACGCATTTGTATGTTCATTGTCTGTAATTCTTGTAATAATAATTTAAACGAATAAGGAATACTCAATACACTAAAACTACGACCATATTTTGTCACATTTTCTATACGCATATCTTTTCCATCCAATGAACCAATATATTTTATTGGACCATCTGCCATTGGACTCATAAATAAATTTTTGGATGGATTATAAATGGCCAACATACCCGTTTTATTACAAATCGCAATATAATATTTGTCCGCTCGTTCCATCATAGATTCCGTCAAGAAATTTACTGCACCATGTGCTATAACGACATCTCTTTCCATCTCACCTATACGCAAACCACCATCATTTGCACGCCCTGAAACTGGTTGTCTGGTAAGTGCTGTATTTGGACCCCTTGCACGATAATTGATTTTATCTTTTACCATGTGTTTTAAACGCATGTAATAGGTTGGACCTATAAATATTTCGGTTTCTAATTGTTCTCCCGTCATACCATTGTATAATATTTCATTTCCACTCGAATGAAACCCGACTTTTGGTAATAATTCTCCAAATACGCCTATTTTTGAACCTTTATTAATAAATGCCGTGCAATCACTAAATGCTCCATATTGTGCGGACGCTTTTCCAATTAAACATTCGACTAATTGTCCGATTGTCATACGAGATGGAAGTGCATGAGGATTGATAATAATGTCTGGTCTTAATCCATCTTTTGTAAATGGCATATCTTGTTCTGGAACGACGAGACCAATAGTTCCTTTTTGACCGGCGCGGGAATTTCCTATCAGCATAGATGGTGCAAAATTATGTTCACGCATATAATATAAATGACTCGATGGCATTTCAATACAATACACTTTTCCATTATAATCGATTAATTTTTCTACATTGGAATCGTTTGTCTTTTTATTGATATATGGTTGATTTTGTGAGCGTATAATACTAATTTTGTAATAAGTATGTTTTTGAATAATAATGTTTGATTTTCCTTTGGAATAACCCAATTTTCCAGTAACAATGCGTTCTTTTCCATCAGGTTCAGAAGCAATTTTGATAATACCCGACCAACCACAATGAACGGCTAATCTTGAAACATCATTGGCCAATTTTATACTTATTGTTCCATATCTACTAAATCCATCA